CTGTGCGTACTGCATCTGTGATGCGTAAGTCTTGGCATTGTAATCCAAGAGCGAGTTGTATTGGCTTGTTTGATTCCCATAAACACCAAGAGCAAAGTTTGATGCAGTCTGACCTGCCGCCGGATTCACATTCACTCCCTGAGGGATCGGGGTTGAAATTGTTGGGGCCGCGCCCTGACCTAATGCCCCTAATTGGCCTCCTTGCGTAACGATTGGCTGAAGTCCTGAATAGCTTTGAAGGTTGGCAATGCCCTGTTGGGTTGCCGCATTCCTCTGTTGAACTGCCGCGAGTTGATTCCCGTAGGCCTGTTGAGCCAACTGATTATTAGCCGTGTTTGCGCTAAGTTCATTTTGGTACATCGACTGTTGGGCTTGATTCCTTTGTCCAACTGAAACCTGCTGATTCTGGAACTCTTGCTGTGCAAGGGCATTATTGACTGAGTTAGCAGTTGAATAATTCATGTAGCCTTGTTGGGCTAGCTGATTGGATTCCTGCCGGATTGCATTCGCAATGTCGTAACTGCTCTGTCCGGATTGGAGATAACCGACAACATCAGAACGAGCCTGACGAGCCATTTCCGTCTCTGCGCCGGAACGAGTCAGAATCTCTTGAGCGGTAGGAGCGTTCCCGTAAATGTTGCCTCGAGCGGTTTGAGCCCCTCGTACAGAGTTGTTTAGCCGACGAGCCTGCTCATCAGTCAGCTTCCCATTATTAAAAAGATTCTCGCCAAGTTGACGCTCGATCTCAGCCCTGCCTTTTGCGGCATTGCCTCCACCTGCATTCTCGTCTCCTGCTTGAAACTGAGGCCCATAAGCCTGACGGGATAATGAAGGCGCATCCTTTGACATTTCATAGCTAGGCCCTGACGTATTTTGCTTAAATGTTGGACCATCTGAAACTGACTCAAACTCTGTGTCAGAAACTTTCTTACCAAGAAGTTCTCTGTTCGCGTATCCAGTTGGATCTATCGCTTTGAGTTGCTCCTTGGCCTGCTCTGCAAATTTAGTTCCATATTTAGCCTGAAGATCGTATGCGGCTTGAGCGTTATTGTCCTGCTCCTGCCTTTGAAACTTAGCTATCTCTTTAGCTACATCGACATCGGACTTACCAACGAAGTCAACATCTACGTTACTATATCCATTAAATGTTCCATCCTTCGAGTAAGAAGGGATCTGGACAGTTCCCTTTCCGCCAAGTTTCGCAAGATTTTCAACAGCCTTCCTAGCCGGAAGCGCACGAATATCGGCTTCCACTCCCGCCGAGTTTGCGGCGGCATAATTGGGCGGCTCAGGCGGAGGGGGAGGCGGAGGAGGTGAAGGCGGAGATCCACCATAAAATACCATACTCTGCCAAAACATCCCCGAGAAGGAATGAGCCCACTTGGGGTTAGAAAGTCTTTGCTCTAAAAACATTGTTTTCCTCCATGTAGTGCCACTCTAATGAGTGGCAAGTGTTAGATTCCTCATGCAATAGGAGTTCATTCGGTCAAACATATCGACCCCGAACTTCCTGATTTTTCCGTTCTTTAGCTCTCTGCGGTAAGCCACAAAAGGCCTCCGTCCATATTTTGACCAAAGAAGATTAAATAGTGAAGATATTGCAACCCCTTGATCTGCAACCACTAGCTCAACCCATGTGCAATTACCTTCAGGATCATGCTTATATGGCTCAAGACCATCCTCTGCTTGATTCAAAAACCTTACGCAAGCAACTCCCTTGATCTCGTCCCCGTCAGTTGCAATCCCGCATAGCTCTTTATTCATATACCACTGCATAACATTTGTAGTATGCGTCACATTCTCCCACCCCTTCATTCGAGTGCTTACCCAATCAGCCGCCATTGAAGCCGTTACGGTCATAGCTCCTCACTCACAAAGGCATCCAAGAATGCACTTACAATCACAGATTGAAGATTGAGTTTTCCGGAACTGCTTTCAACAAGCACCTGCACACCTCTAACTGGTTGGTTCCCGAGAAGGCTTCTAGCCCTCCTCTTTGACCTTTGATTACGAAGAACCGCACTTCCGTTTAGCGTGAATGGTAGGATTAAGGCTCCAAGCCCACCCGAGAAAGCCGAACTATCTATATTCGACAACGCAATTACAGTATTTCCATTTTCGTCAACCAATGAAACGGAGCAGTAGGCAAGGCTTGAATAGAACTGAACCTCAACATTGTTAAGACTTTTGTAGCTCATCATGTCACCAAAGGTGAACTCCTTCGTAGTCAGGCTAGTTCTTATATCTGAACCAGAGTCTTGATAGTCCGAAGCTATTTCGTTGTTATCGTTAACCCACTCTTTCCACTGCAATACAGAACCATTAGGTGTCCCAAGAACTAGGCAGTTGGATGGGGTGTTTGTGTAGTGGCAGAATTGATTTGCCCCGAAGTTCGTCCATTTCCCCGACCATGCTTTGTGTACGGTGTTATAAACAATAGAGCAGTCGTTGACCGTTGATGTACCTGTCGGCACTGATAAAATGTATCGGTTCCGATAGTACAAGGCAGATGCCCTCGATATGTATGTCCTGTTTATTTCCTTAATCGTAGAGTCAATTATCTTTGATAATGGCTCAGAGATTTCCTGATCTGTTCCTTGCAGGATTCTCTGCATACTCCTTACCCCATCTTGAGCCAACCAATATAAATTAGCCCCGATCTGACAAATGCTATTTTGGGCTACGCACCCAACCTCAGAGCTAACAACCTCAATAGACCAATTTGCAATACTAGCGGCAGTTGGATCAGTTGTGATGACGTATGTTGAGTTCTCCTTAAAAACCACCAACCGATAACCAGTCCATGAAGCTATCCCCGTAATAGGCTCACCATCTCCACCTACTCGGAATGAGTCAACATTTGACCAAGCCGAAGTCCCCTCTACTGACAGGAGGTCAGAAACGTAAATAGTATCTGATTCGGCTGACCTGATCGCGAACATCCTATTCGTATGAGAGCATAGAAGCCTGACTCCTGTTGGTGCATTTGCCGCCGAAGGTATTGATGCAACAGTCGTCCCGTTGTAGCTCTTAATGTCGCTAGTCCCATTGCAGAAGTACAACTTATCTGATAGTTGGGCAAAGGTTACAACATTATCAGTAGATCCGCTTACATAAGAAGATGCGTCCCTCGTCCACGATCCAGATCCAACACTCCCGTCATAAGAGAATATCTTGCCATTCTTCGCTATTACAATCTGGTTAACAACTCCCGTATCAAAATAATACATCCCTTGAATTTGAGAAGATCCCTCCGGAACGGCTGACGATGATACCGATGCAGTACCGCGACGAGTCACCGCATTTCCAATCCGATCTATGTCAACATTGATAAACTCAGAACCTTGATTATCTGCTAGTAGTTTAGTCGATGAGATATTATTTACACCACCAACGAATGATGACGTAACATCGAATAGGATTGGATCATCCAATCCGGAGTTTGAGACAATAGGCATTTTCTTTTACTTACCCTAGGAATGATGACTTAGATCCGGAATATACTGGATAATCCCAATCAGACCTCGACCATTCACCGGAATCCACTGCAGTAACAGTCAGGTTATATGCCGACTGACCTCTCTCGATGTTAGTAGCAACCTTGATTTGAGCTACACCATCCCCATACATCATTTGAGCCTTCGCATACTGCCTGTCTCTCGTAAGCATATCCCCCTCTGCGAAAGCTAGTAGAGCATTGTCGATGCCGTTAAGGGCTGGACTGTCCGTGTCGTTAGTTAGGTTGCGGGTTTGAAATTGAGAAGATCCGTCGATAATCCGGAGCTTGATCTTTCCGAGAACAGAGAGTGTTTTTGTTTCGGAAGGAGTCTGGACTAGACGCAGTTGACATATCCCCGTCGCAGTTTTGGGTAGAGTTACAAAGCCAAGGGGGGTTCCGGTGTTGTCGAAGAGAGTAGGATCAATCGCATATACCGCTTCATATTGAACTGGTCCTAGCGTGGTGTCAGACCATCTCACTGCAACGATCTGGTCAATCGCGGTATTGGATATAGTTACATCCTGAGTGCCGGCCTGAACTGTTTGCGTGGATGTTCCTAGGGTGTCCCGCCAAAGCTGACTAGACCATATAAGCTCATATCTTCTAGCGAGAAATTCCCTGCATTGGGCTACTGAGTCAGAATCGGTTTTGCCGATCTTTCCGGTTACGAATGATGCCATGTCAGATAAGTTCATATTTTGTTTTCTTTCTTGTTAGTAATAGTTTTTGGGGAGCATTTTCACTTAGTTTATTCGGCTTCCACTTCCAGAAATTGTAGCAGTGTAGCCATTCGCTTGTATGGAGCTACCACCTGCCCCAGCACCATACCTGCTATGCCCTTGACCCGCATTTCCGCCTGAGCTTCCACCAGCACTCCCCAACGCACCACCAGAACCACCAGTACCAGTTACAGTACCAAACGCATTATAAGAAAAACTACCACCTGCTGTCTGACTGTATAGAGAGCCATTTACTAGCCCAGCACCACTCCCGCCCGATGCGTTATAACCATTACCACTAACACCTCCTCCTCCGCCACCACCACCGGCAATTACCCCATTATTAACTATCGCAACATTATAACCCAATGAAATCCCGCTTCCTCCCGCCGCCCCAGCACCTCCACCTGCGCCTGCAACATACACACCGTTTGCAATGCTTATAGTTATCTCAGATTCAGAGGGCCATGAATCTGTAACAATAGATGCGGTTGACGCACTGGTACTGCCCATATTTGCGTTTATATTAAATAACACCGAAACACCACTGCTAGGGTTTTCACCAGTCTGGTTCACATAAAGGGTTTTTAGATTTATGTTATTTTGTGACTGAACAACATTTACGGTAACTAGGTTAACGAAGTATTTGTTCCATGCTCCCGAGTTCCTGACCCAAATAGTTTTTATCTCAGACCAAACGCCACCGTTCCTTATGAACGCTTTCTTTACTTTCGGCCAAGTTCCACCATTTCTAATGTATGTAGTCGGCATTGGTTAAATAACATATACGATGTCACCGTCCGCCCCACCAGTCGGTGTAGAGGTTACGGATGTAACTGTTCTCGCACCATATCCGTTAGAATATGCCCCTGTGCTTGGATTAGTTATAATGTTTCCAGATCCGTCAAAATTGATTCCATTGATTGTTCTTGTGTTCTGAAGAGTCGTGGCAGTTGCAGAGTTTCCAGTGCAAGCCGAAGCAGTTGCAGAGTTTCCGCTACAAGCCGAAGCAGTTGCAGAGTTTCCGCTACAAGCCGAAGCAGTTGTAGCAGTCGCAGAGTTGCCTGTGCATGAACCCGACGAACCGCTTACGTTTCCAGTTACGTTTCCAGTGACGTTTCCGGTTACATTTCCAGTTACGTTTCCAGAAACTCCACCACTTGCAGTAAGCAAACCGCTTGCACTAATAGTCGTAAAACTAGCCGAAGATGCAGTTGTAGCACCAATCGTAGCATTATTGATTGTCCCACCTGAAATCACTGGGCTTGTAAGAGTTTTATTTGTAAGCGTGTCAGTTGTTGCCCTGCCCACAAGAGTATCAGTTGAGGTTGGAAGTGTGATGGTTCCGGTATTAGATATTGAGCTTATGATTGGAGTTGTGAGAGTTTTGCTAGTAAGCGTTTGGGTATCAGTGGTTGTGACTAGCGTTTTTGTGGCAGGGATTGTTGTCCCGTTGATTGTTGATGTCGCAGTGATCGCGCCAGTTACAGCAAGAGTTCCGCTAATCGTAGCATTGCCACCAATCGGGAAGTCTGATGTAGTTCCACCCCTGACAATGTTCGATGGTGTGACTTTTTTTAACGAAACCGCAGAGGAATCATACATTAAAACAAAGTCATTTATAGGGTCAACAGTTGCCTCTGAGGACTTGTTGGTGATAATGTCAGGTTGAATAGATGAATTAGCCTGAATGTTATTTAGCTTAGTTGCCGTTACTATATCTCCATCAGAGAAGCTTTGAGTTGTTGTAATTTCTGCCATATATTTTCCTCCTAGTGACCTGTAAGACGGGTTTTAATCCAGTCAAAGATAAATGAAAAAAGAATGCTTATTACAGTTGCCGCCCCTAAAATCTTTGCCCAAATATGTTCTATGGCACTTACCCTCATAGAGATACGCTCAACCCACTCCCCAAGATTGCAGGCCTGCTTCTCTACAATATCGCAAATATGTTTCTG